CGCCGTCCATTCCTTGCCCAGGCGCAGGCAGACGCGGCGGTACAGGCCATCGGCCACTGCTTCCTGGAAGGTCACCCGATGCACGGTGCCCTTGCGCTTGCCGGCCCGGATGTCTTCAACCAGCTCGTTGAACGGGTTCTCCACGCCGTTGTGGGTGGAGATGACGCGCACCCGGCCGCCCCAGATCAGCATGGCCAGCGCTGCCTTAAGCAGCTCGTCGAGCTGGTCGTGGAAGGCGGCCTCGTCGATCACGATGGTGCCCTGGCGGCCGCGCAGGTTGGAGGGCCGGCTGGTGAGAGCAACGATACGAAAGCCCGAGGCCGGGAAGCGGATCGTGAAGGTCTTGATGTTCTTGTCGGCGTCGTCGTCTTCCCAGAAGCCCTCCTCGATCTCCGAGGCGGCATGGTTGAAGGCCCGAGCCCACATCGCGCACGCCTGGATGTACTCGATGGTCATGTCCTGGTTGTACGCGATGTAGTAGACATTCTGCCCGCCGGCCGACCGGTTGGAGGCGGCGGTCAGCACGTCGTCGGCGGCCTCGCCCCAGGTCAGGCCCGTCCGGCGGCTCTTCTCGATCACCTTGAGCGGCGACTTGTCGGCGACCCATCGTTGCTGATAGCCCATCAGCACGGCCGGTGCTTCGGCCGTGGCGGTGTTGGGCAGACGGGCGGGAATGGTGGTCATGCGGCGATCCCGAGGATTTCACGGCGCAGCTGATCGACGGATTCCGCCGACAGGCCGCCCTTCTTGGCGATCTTCTCCACGGCGGCAGCCGCAGCTTCAGCGCGGGCGCGGACTTCGGCCTGCCACTTCTTCTGCGTGACAGTCGCTCGGCCCAGCTCGGCCACGGCGCGGGCGACCTTGGGCAGGTCGAACTCGCCTTCCTCGGCCATCAGCAGCTTGAACAGGTGCTCCTGCACCAGGCGCATCAGGGCCTCGTTGACGGCGCCTTCCTCGTCCGGCGCGGCCGCGACCACGGCGCGGGCCTGCTCGCTGGCCATCTTGAGCGCCGACAAGCGGGTCTCGAACGCCTGGCCGTAGCGGTGCAGCGCGCTCTTGCTGATGGCGTAACCGCGCGCCTTCAACTCCTCGGCCAGCAGCTCGTAGTCGCTGAAGTTGTTCTCGGCGAGCGCCCGGTCCAGCCATTCCTTGATCTCGGCCGGCATGCCGGCCACCTTGCTGCGCGGCGGCATGGTCAGGCCCAATACTTGACCGGCCGGGCAATGCCAGGCTGGCAATCGACGGTGTATTCGGCGATGTCGACGCCGTAGCGGGTGACATCCGCGAACCAGCGGCCGCTGGGCTCCTTCTTCAGCTCGACCAGGGAGCGGTCGGCCAGGTAGTCCAGCTCGCGCCGCAGCTCCAGCGCGGTGGCGTCCGGGTAGATCGCCTGGATCGTGGAAAGCACCAGCTCCTCATAGGCACCGATCGGGCGGGCGTTGTTGAGCGTGAGCAGGATGTTCCAGCGCATGGATTCGCGCCGGACCTTGGCTTGGTCAACCATTGTTGGCTCCCTTCATTTGAACGACTTCGAGCTTGTTGTAGAGGGCGTCCAGCTTGGCCTCGATCACGCTTTGGCCCCGGACGTAGTCTTCGCGGCGGACGTACTGCAGCGGCAGATCGGCCTGGAAGCGCAGGAATTCCCGCTCCAAGGCCGCCCAGCCTTCGGCCTCCCGGCGGTTCTGATCGATCACCGTGCCGAACTTCTCGTCCCAGTGCCGGCTGGCCTGTTCGCGGGCGTTTTCCATCGCCTCGAATCGGTCGTTCAGCCGGCGGTCGATCTGCGACAGCAGCAGCTTCCCAGCGGCGAAGAGGAAGCCGAGGAACGAGATCAGCAGCGTGATCAGCTGCCAGAACTCAACTTGTACGGTCATGCGTGGGTTCTCCCTTGATGTTCTTGAACGGTCTGGCATTCCACGCAGAGCGTGACACCGGGTACGGCTTGCTGGCGCCCTTCCGGGATCGGCTCGCCGCAGTCGAGGCAGTGCGAGGCCGAGCGCCCAGCCGGGCGGGCAGCGCGCCGCGCGGCGAGGGCGAATTCCCGGTCGGCCATCTCGCGGTCGCTGGCTTGGTCAGCGATGTCCATCGGTGGCCTCCTCATGCCAGTCGATCAGCGCGTCGAGTCGGCTGCGGCAGGCGTCGTACTGGTGTCGGGTACCGTCGATCCAGCCAGCGACGTCGGTATCGCTGGCAGCGGGGGCATCCGCTGCAGCAGCCCCGCTGGCGGGCGCGGGCAGGACTGGAGTGCGGAGGCCGATGGCGGGTTCGTTGAGCAGCCGCACAGTGCCAGCGTTGAGGCAAGGGCGGCCAGTAGTAAGGCGCTTGATTTCACGTGCATGCTCCTGAGCTTGGGTTTGGCGGTTGGTCTCTTCGGCGGCCAGGCGTGCCTGTAGGGCGTCGCCGCGCGCTTGGGCTTGCTGGAGGCGATCCAGCGCGGCCTGTGCGGCCTGGCGCTCTTGGGTGGCCTGGTCGGCCTTGAGCGTGGCGACCTGTGCCGTGCAGCGGTCTTGCTCTTGCTCGCGTCCGGTCTGCCAGCCAGCGATCGCCGCGAGCAGCGTCCAGACCAGGAAAGCGAGGGCAAGCCACGGGCGCGCAATGGAGGTGTCAAGCATGGCGAGCCCTCCGTTGGTTGCGGCGCTTGTTCGCCAGGCGCTTGGCGGAACGGACGCCGGAGACGCGGCCCTGGCGGATCAGCGGCGCCGGGACGTAGCCGAGCGGGAAGGAGAAGCGCGGGACGAAGTCCAGCAGCGAGAGCAGGTAGCGGATCATGCGCAGCTCCCTTGGCCCCAGCCGGCGGCCACATAGCGCGGCTCGAAGGTGCGCAGGATCAGGCGCGGATAGCCCCGGTTTTCCCGGAAGGCCGCCGCGTGGCGCCCGGCGTTGTAACGCTCGACCTGATCGAACCAGCGGGCGCTGTCGGCCCCTTGCGCGGCGGCCAGCTTCTGGTCGCGCCACACCCAGCCCAGGCCGCCGTTGTAGGCGGACAGGGTCATGGCCATGCGATCACACGCCGAGGCGGCCTTGATGCGCTCCCACAGGTGGCGGTCGTAGGTCACCAGGGCGCGCAGGCCCCAGCCCGGATTGAAGGGCTGTCTGGCGGCCAGCGCCGGGTAGGCGTCGGCGATCCAGTCGGCGGTGGCCGGCATGAACTGCGCGATGCCCTGCGCGCCGACCGGGCTGATCGCGTCCGGGCGCCAGCGGCTTTCCGCATGCACCTGGCCGGCGAACGTGGCCACCGGGGCGTCGAGGCCCCACACGGCGCGGGCGTTGCGGGTCAGGTCGGCGCGGTGCTTCTGGGCGGCCAGCGGGATGTCGGCGGCGGCCGCATTGCGGAAGCACAGCAGGCCGCCGACGACCAAGACCAGCAGGTAGCCGATCCAGAACACCCCGGCCGGCGTCAGCCGCAGACGAAAATGAGCGGGGCGGCGCATGGTCAGAGCCCCAGCGCCACGCCGACCACCACGGCGCCGACGATGATCGCCCGGCGCAGCATGGCGGCCGCGAACACCTGGTGATAGCCCTGGGCGACCTGGTGATCGGCGTCCAGCTCGCAGCTGGTGCCAGTGCAGCGCCAGTCGTACTTCAGGTAGCTGTCGGGCCGGGCATAGGGAAACAGCGAGCGGTCGAGCCAGTAGGCGACGACGGCCGCCAGGCTGATCAAGGACAGCTTGTAGAGCGCGACGGGGAGCTGCTGGGGGGAAATCAGCGCGATGGCAATGATCAGCAGCAGGGCGGTCAAGAGCCACCCGGCCATGCGCGGGATGCGTTTCAGGGACATGCTTCCTCCTACGGGTTGAAAGTCGGGACAGCGCCGACCGAACCCGCGAGAAAGCACACACCCCGCTCCGACCATCGTCACGAAGGCGTGACGGCAGCCGAGGCATGCAGGGCCATCCAGCCTAAGAAGGCGGCGGACCCAGCGAGGAAGGTACTGACGGATCGAGAAGCGCATGCCGCCATCTTCGGGCGGCATGCGAATGGGGTCTTTTAATCTGGTTTAGAGAGAGCAGGCTTCTTGTTTTTCGCCTGTAGCTTGGCCTCGCGCTCCTTCGCCAAGTGAATCTTGTCCTGGATGACGGCCAGCTCCTGCTTGGCGAAAACCTGCTGCTTGGCCTTGCTCTGGTGCGGGAATGCACGCGCGATCCGGCCGCCTGTCTCGTCGGCGAGCTTTGTGAATTCGATCATGGCCTCGTCGAAGCGCTCGGCCTTTTGCAGGTAAAGGGGAAGCCGCAACCACGTCTGGACCGGGTACGAGACAGGCGATACCTTCATCCGGGCATTGGCTTGCCGCAGGCAGGCAATTGCCCGATCCCAATCCTTGGCATCCGACCATTGCGTGGCTTCACGAAGGAGTGCATCCGTTTCATGGTCTTGGGCGAACATTGTCCAGGCTCACTCCGAATCGTCGTCTGGCGCGGCTTTGATGCTGAAGTCAAGTTGCTTCTTCGCCTTGTTGGCCTCGATCGTGTAAGCCAGCCCGGCATCCGCGAAGTAGACGCCATCGGCTAATTCGCCGTTGAGCCGCCGCTGGATAAAGAGGCGCAGCTCTTCCATGCTGAGTTCTGGGTCGGCCGAGAGAGCCGCCGCCGCGATCACCTCATTGCAGAGAGCGTCCGCGCGGCATGACACGGCGATGGAGCGCATCATGTTGCCGTTATCGACGCCGACACCGGCCACGGCGATCCCTGGCGCGACATTGGCGCTGAACTTGCCCGACTTGGCCGGCCAGATCGGCATTCTGGGCTTGAGCCGCAGTATCTGGGC